GGAAAAAAGAAAGACGAATTAGGAGATCTATTAAAAGCAAAAGATTATTTAGAACGAGAAATAAAAATTTTAAGAAATGAATAAAGATTATTTAAAAATATCAGAACGTATTATTGAAATGACAGGAGTAGATATATTTCAAAATACTAGGAAGCGAGAATATGTAGAATTAAGGGCATTGGCTTGTTATATCTTTAGGAAGAAAATGAATATGAGATGGACAAGTATTGCTAACTTTTTTACTTCAATGGGAAAGAAAACAGATCACGCATCAGTTATACATTTAGTAAAGATGTATCCAATTTACAAGAAAAGTAACGAAGACCTTTTTGAATTAGAATCCTGCTTTCAATTCAAAAGTAAATTAAACTATGATGAAATAGACCAAGTTCATTTTTTACAGAATGAATACAGGAAAATTAAAAAAGAAAATCTTCAGCTTGAAAAAGAACTTAAAGAAATAAAATTAAATTCTAAAAATTATAGTTTTGATGATCAAAAAATATTGATGCTATTTGAGGGTTTACCTAAAAATAGGATAGATGAAATTATAGAAAGAATTATTTTGTTAAAAAAGTCTTGGTCTTGGAAAAGTAAAGACAAGTGCCAAGTAATAGAAAGCAGTACATCAATGGATGGTATGCATTGGTAAATAAAAAGTAATTTTAAAAACGTTATACTACAAATTATATACTATGGAGTTATTACGTTATGAAATTAAAGCAGGTTTTTTTAAGGGGATTTTGTTTGGAATCAGACATTATCCCTTTGAAGATAAAGAAATATACGAAGAAGATATTGTTATTTACTTTGGAATATTTCAATTAGTAATTACTAGAATATACAGAAAATAATTTTTTTGTACCTTAGATAAAATTTAATACAATGATAAAAGCTAAAATACAAAAGGTAAGCATATCATCTATAAAAGAAAATGATGCTAATCCTAGATTCATAAACAAGCATAAGTTTCAAAAACTTGTTAATAGTGTAAAGGAGTTTCCTGAAATGTTATCACTTAGACCAATAGTGGTTGATAAGGATAATATCATACTAGGTGGTAATATGCGATACAAGGCTTGTAAGGAAATAGGATTAAAAGAAGTCTATATTATACAGGCAGATGATTTGGATGAAAAAAAAGCACAGGAATTTATTATTAAAGATAATGTGGGATTTGGTGAATGGGATTGGGATGTTTTAGCTAATGATTGGAATGTAAAAGAATTAGAAGAATGGGGTTTAGATGGTTTTCCATTTGAAGAAGAAGAAAAAGAATTAAATGATATATCAGATACTATTGAAAGTTCTTATAGGATAGAAGTAGAAATAGAAAATGAAGAAGAACAAGAAAAATTGTATAATGAATTAATAGAAAAAGGATACATATGCCGAATTTTGACATTGTAAAAAAAAATAAAACAGATTTAACATTTAGGGTTTCATCTGTTATAGGTAAATTTGATTTACAATCTAATGAATCAACAGAAAGATTTACAGGATCTATAGATTTATCTAATGAATGGAAGATTGGTTTAATTGTAGGTAAAAGTGGAAGTGGTAAAACAACAATAGCAAAACAACTATTTGAAGACTTTTATATTACTAAATTTGAATATACAAATAAATCAATTTTAGATGATATGCCAAGTTATTGTTCTGTGTCAGATATAACAAATACTTTTAATTCTGTTGGTTTTTCTAGTCCACCTAGTTGGTTAAAACCTTATTCAGTATTATCTAATGGTCAAAAAATGAGGGTTGATTTAGCAAGATCTATATTAGAAAAAAATGAAATGATTGTTTTTGATGAATTTACAAGTGTTGTAGATAGAAATGTGGCAAAAATAGGAAGTTTTGCAATTCAAAAAGCTATAAGAAAAAGTGATAAAAAATTTATAGCAGTTGGTTGTCATTATGATGTTGAAGATTGGTTATTGCCTGATTGGGTTTTTAATACAGATACTATGACCTTTCAATCATTTGAAGGGCAAAAAAAAAATAGACCAAAAATTGATTTCAAAATCTACGAAGCATCAGATAAACAAATTTGGAAAATGTTTTCTAAACACCACTATTTAAGTCATACTCATAATAATGCAGCTAAAGTTTTTATAGCAACTATAAATGATGAGATAGCAGGATTTTTAAGTGCATTACATTTTCCTCACCCAAAAATGAAAAATATGAAAAAAGTTCATAGATTAGTAATTTTACCTGATTATCAAGGTGCAGGATTTGGTGTTAAATTTTTAAATGAAGTAGGTAATATATTTAAAAAAAATAAATGTAGGTATTCTATAACAACATCAGCACCTAGTTTAATATATGCTTTAAAAAAATCTAATAAATGGGTTTGTAAAAGATTCGGTAGAAGTAAAAATACAAATAAAGGGGAATTTAAAAGAATTGATTCAGAAAATCGATTAACAGGATTATTTGAAATGAAATAAATATAAATAATGAACGAAAGTAGACATATAAAAAAGGAATCACTATTAGCAGCACTAGAACAAAGTTTAGGTGTTGTTACAGTTGCTTGTAAGAAAGCCGATATACCTAGAAGCACATATTACAAATGGCTAAAGGAAGATGAAATGTTTGCAATAGCAGTACAGGAAATAGAAAATGTAGCATTAGACTTTGCAGAAAGCCAATTACATAAACAGATTTCTGAAAATTCAACTGCAGCTACAATATTTTATTTAAAGACAAAAGGAAAGAAAAGGGGATATGTAGAAAGACAAGAAATAACAGGAGCAGACGGAATGCCAACTAACTTTCAGATTGAAATAATTAAGAATAGTGAAGATAAAGACTAATGTAGTTTTTGAGCATCTATTAGAAACAGATAAAAAAATATCAATAGAGCAGGGTGGAACAAGGTCAGGCAAGACATACAATATCCTACTTTATATTATATTTCATTATTCGTTAAAGAATACAGGAAAGACAATAACAATATGTAGAAAAACATTCCCATCAGTTAGAGCATCTGTAATGAGGGATTTTTTAGATATATTAAAAATACATAATTGCTACTTTGAAGCTAACCATAATAAATCAAACCACGAATACAAGATAAATGGAAACCTAGTAGAATTTATTTCTTTAGATCAACCTCAAAAAGTTAGAGGTAGAAAAAGAAATTTACTATTTATAAATGAAGCCAATGAACTAGACTATGAGGATTGGCAACAATTAATATTTAGAACAGATGAAAAAATAATTCTTGACTTTAATCCATCAGATGAATATCATTGGATTTATGACAAGGTAATACCAAGAAAAGATGCCGATTTTAACATTACTACTTATTTGGATAATAGCTTCCTTAGTGATAGCATTAAAGAAGAAATTGAAAGGCTAAAATATACTGACGAACAATATTGGCAAATCTACGGACTTGGTATAAAGGGAATCAGTAAATCAACTATATTTAGTTATGTAGAGGTTAATCAAATTCCTGAAGATGCAGAATTTATCAGCTATGGAGCAGATGCAGGATATACTAATGATCCTACAAGTTTAGTTTCTGTTTATAGAAAAGAATATGACCTTTATGTTAAAGAACATTTGTATCAAACTCAAATGACTACAATAGATATCCATAAGAAGTGGAAAGAAGTAGGAATAGAAAGACAAACAATATACTTTGATTCAGCAGAGCCTAGATTGATTGAAGAACTGCGTAGGATGGGATGGAATGTACGACCAAGTTTAAAAGGTGCTGATAGTGTAAATGCAGGAATAGATCTATTAAAACGATTTAAAATACATATTCTAAAGGATAGTCATAATGCAATACAAGAATTTAGAAACTACAAATGGCAAGAAGATAGAAGTGGGAAAATGATTAATAAGCCTATTGATAAAAACAACCACTTAATTGATGCTATCAGATATGCTACATATTCAGTATTAAGTAAGCCAAACTTTGGTAAATATACACTTCATTAAAAATAAATAAAAAAAAGTTATTAAATTTTTTGTTAATTAAATAAATATCATTATATTTATGCTTTATTAATTATAACAGCAGAACAGATGACTATTTCAGAATTAAAAACTTTAAAAATAACAAAATTAAAAAAAGAATTAAAAAATATTGTTACTTGGCAATCTTATGAGGGTTGTACTTTACAAACTATTTTAAATTCTATTGATAGATATTCAAATGTTAGTTCGCCAAAACATAACCTTTTTATTCAAAATTTAAATAAATAAATAACAACAGAACAGATGAAAAAATTACAAACATTAGTATTGATTTTAGCACCAAGCTATTTTATAGGTAGATTATTAATAGGTTTAATCTTTAACGTATGACACCAAAAGAAAAAGCAAAAGAATTAGTAAAAGAATATTCTTGGAATTCTGATAAAAGCGATGCTAAACAATGTGCATTAATTTGTGTAGATGAGATACTAAATATATACCAATTAGATGAATACGCTTTTTGGAAGGAAGTTAAACAAGAAATAATAAAACTATAATTATGATAACAGATAAGCAATATATGAAAATTGGAATAACATTAATCAAATTAGCAGTAGTATGTTTTTTAGTAGGTATTTTTGTAGGGTGGTTAATTTTTAAATTATAAGATATGGAATGGTATGATTGTTTAAATCCACACGAGCAGAAAGAATACGAATGTTCAGAATGTGGTAAGCCACTAGAAAAAGATGATGGCTATTGTTCAGGAACTTGTTTTGAAGCAAGTATGTTATAAGATATTCTTTGTGCAGTAGTTACGAATGTAGCTTTGTATAGGTAGTCAGAAATGGCTACCTTTTTTTTATTACCTTTATTCAAATAAAAAATTAAATTAAATACGTTATACAGATATGAAATTAAAATTAACAATACCTAGTGATCTATCAGAAATATCATTAAAGCAATATAATAAGTTTCTAAAAATACAAGAAAACAATGAGGATTCTTATTTCTTGCAATGTAAAATGATTGAGATATTTTGCAATCTAGATCTAGAAAGTGTAAGACTTTTAAAATTAACTGATGCAGATAGGATTGTGAACATTTTAAATAAGATGTTTGAAAGCAAACCTCAGCTAATAAGAACATTTAAATTATCAGGTATTGAATATGGTATAATACCTAATCTAGATGAAATATCTTTAGGTGAATATGTAGACCTAGATACTTATATGGGTGATTGGGAAAATATGCATATTGCTATGAATGTGCTTTATAGACCAATAAAAGAAAAAATAGGTGACAAGTACCTTATTAAAGAATATGATGTAGATGCAAAAGATAAGATAGAAGAAATCCCTATGGATGTCGTTTTCGGTGCTATTTTTTTTTTGTACAATTTAGGGATAGACTTATCAAAGGTTATGATGGATTGTTTGGAGGATCATCAGATGGAAGGTTGGATGGATCAGCAAACTTCTCTAGAAAATATGGATGGTATCAAAGCATCTTCTCTGCACTCGCTCAAAACGATGTTAGACGACTTGAAGATATCACTAAATTAAACGTACATAAATGCTTATATGCTTTAGAATATATAAAAGAAAAATCAGAGTTGGAAGCAAATCAAATTAAAAAGAATTTTAAATGAGCAATCAGGGAATAAGGGGTTTTTATCAATTAACGGAAACAATTAAAACGAATCTATTAGCAGACATAAATGTTAATACGGTTACTACAGGGGATATTACAGATATCAATCTAGGGAAGCAGGATATGTTCCCATTATCTCATA